TTTAATTTATTTGATAAGTTTGTAACTTTTTTTGTTATTGTATCTATTTCTTTATTTTTCCTATTTCTATTTTTTAAATTTGGTATTATCGATGATTTAATTTTAATATTATTATCTACATTCATTGTTACTTTTTTTTTTATTTTACTTTTTTTATCATATAAAAATCTCTTAGATTTTTGACTCATAATATTTACAAATATATTATTTTTACTTTATTATACTTATTCTTGATTTTTGATATATAATTTATATTTCTTTTTAATCTTTGAATTTATATTTATTTTTTTTATATCAAAGTTATTTGTTCTTAACAGTAAGTCAAGATATTCAATATTAATATTATTTTCAATAATTAATTCAACTATTTTATCAACATCTTTCTTTTTTTTATAATATTGTATTATTTCTGTCATATTCATTATATCTTTCTTATCTCTTTCTAAATTAAGTAATCCTTTTTGATTTGTAAAAAATGTTGACATTTTATTTAATATTTTACTAAAATCAACGCTGAATTTTTTATTTCTTTTAGTTTTATATTTTGTTATTATTCTATTTGGATGAACTGTTGAAATATATCCAGATACACCAAATAATTGCCATTTTTGTTCATTAAACATCTTTTGTTGTATTGAATCATTTATTGTTATTATATCCATACAATCATCCATTAATTTTAATTTTAATAATGGATCTATCTCTTTTGTATCTAGTGCTTTATGCATATTCTCGTGCATTAATAATGGGAATAGAAGTTTATCAGATTCAAAAAATGAAAGTAATCTTTTGGTATCAACCTTTTTATATAATGTTTCGTGAGCAGCATCATATATTTCAATATCGATTTTTTTTTGATCAAAATATTTAAAAAATCGTTCACATTGTTCAATATCCACATGTTTCTTCTTTAAATTAATACATAATTCATATAATATTGTAACAAGTAATCTAATATCACATACAGATTTTTTAATAACATTAAACTTTGCATCCATATCTATTTTAATTTTTTCATGCTTAAATATACGATCTATAACTTTTTCCATAGTATAATTATTTGGCTTATACATTTTAGCATCAATTACACATTTTCGAAGAGATGTTATTTTTTTATCCTTAATATTTGATGCTGTTATTACAATTGGATAGTTCATTATCTCTTTATTTTTTTTGGCAGAGTATGATTTTAATATATCTAGTATATATGTTGTTGAATTTTTATCACCATGTGATATAAATGTATCTATCTCATCGATAAAAATTGCTTTTTTTATTTTTTGCTGTGTCATCATTTGCAAAACATTATTATATTTAAGAGCTTGCTTAAATATATTGCTTATCATATTTTTATCACGCATATCACTTATATTTAATTCAACAACATCATAGCCATTTTCTTCTAATAATAATCTTGCAATTACAGTTTTACCAATTCCAGTTGAACCATGTAAAAAGAGTGGTCTATTTATTGTTTTAAATTCTTTAATCCATTTTCTCATAAGATTAATAGTCTTCATTGATAAACATGTTTCTTCTAATTTAGTTGGTTTATATATATTATGCCATTCTGTAGCCATAACTATATAAATATAATTTAATTTTAAATATAAATAAATTATATAATGAATAAAGATTTATATGATGGAACTACTTCTATATTAACAGTATCTTCAAAAAGGATACGTCATTGTGGATTAATTACAAAAAAATTATTTGATCTTGGTATTATGTCTAATGTAATGCAAAATCAATCAGTTATTTGTAAAGGTAATAAATGTTGGATTGAAAACGGTTGTTCTATTATATTAACCGGTTTAAATCCAAAACATATTAATGAAAAAGTATGGAAACCATTAAATGATAAATTTGATCTATCTTGTGCTCATCTTAAAATAAGCAAACAGTATCAAGGCTGTATATATGATTTTATTAAAGAAAGTAATTGTCCTGGTAATAAGTGAGTTACATATTTAATTATATAGAACCTAAATTTAAAATATATGTATAATATATATAATAAATGGCAACTATTATTTTAGACTCTTCAGTAAATGTTGGATATAATGTAAATGTATTGGATGACGATGGTAATTACGTTTATGATGACAATAATAATGAAATTGTGTGGAGTTGCGTAGCTATAGACACTAGCCCCGGAAGTAATCGACCAATTTATGAATATGGTAGTTGGGATGGTTCTTCTTTTACTTTTACTAATATAGAGATTGAATACGATACATCGAATGGAATTATAATTGCACAATCACAAGTAGAAGGATATAGTGTAGTTACTTTTAGATTAAACCGTTCAAACGTCTCCGCTCAAACATTTGACTCAAATAGTCATGATTCAAGTGGTTTTTATGAAATAGAATATAACAATATACCAGGAAATTACCAATCAAATAATCCTTTTAATCTAGGTATTAAATTAGAAAATAATAATGATTTTGAATTTGATTCATATAATTCTTTTTTTAATAATAATTATAGTTTATGTTTCTACGGATTTGTAAATATCATGACAAATCAAGGATTAAAACTGATTCAAGATTTAAAACGTGGTGATCTTATTTTAACAAATGATGGTTATCAACCTTTATCCAAATTAATTAAGAGTAGAAATACCAATAAAATTCGTGAATTAATGGTTAAAATTCCAAAAGATTATTTTTGCGAAAATATTCCATCGGAAGATATTTATACAACTCATACTCATCCACTTTCTGTTAAAATTTTATCAGATAAAGATGATGGTGATTTTGAATATTTACACTTTTTTGTAAAAGAACTTATGAATCTCAATGATGGGGTTGAATTATGTTATTTGGAAAAAGAAGATTATATATATAATCTTGCATTTGATAAACATTATGAATTAAATATAGGTGGTCTTAAATTACTGAGTCATCATCCAAATCATAACAATGGTAATTACAGATTACATGAAAGTGATGAGTTTAATCATGAAAATAGATCTAAGAAGGTTTACGCAGATAAAAAGAGTAGTTATTTTAAAAGAATATCATTAAAAAATCTGTTAAAAGATAAACCCTCTGAAATGACAGATAAAGAATATTTGGCTAGTGTTTTACGCTTTGATTAAAAATATGATTTTATAAAAGAAAGTAATTGTCCTGGTAATAAATGAATTACATATTGCCGATATGTTTTGCTAATATAATTTCCATAGGATGTTCTGGTGTAAATTTTTCCCATCTAGTATATATTGTATTAAAACAATTACACATTGCACATTTGCATTTACTTTCGGTAAATACTTCATCTATTACATCTGGTTCATCTCCAATAATAGTTTCTTCTTGATTATTCTCTTCCTCATTTATAATTTCTTTAATCTTTTGTTTCATTTCAGTACATTGGTCCATTAAATTTGGTCTATTTTTCATGAAGAAAACTTCTAACATTAATCCTCTTTTGATATCTTCTGGTGTTATTTGAGTTCTTTTTGCATGTTTTACATAAATATCAGCACTTCTAATGGCATTTTCCATAAATACCATTACAATACTACCAACATTTTCTAACGTATCGTCGTTGCTTTTCAGATTATCGAAACCTGATTTCATAAATGAATAATCTTCCATCTAAATATAATAATTTGTTATATTTAAATCTCTTTATATTAATTATTTAAATATAATTATTTAAAAATTATATAATTAATATTATATAATATAATATAGATGGATCTACAAGATTTATTATTTACAAATCAATTTGTATCTCAGAAACAAATAGATGTTAATACAATTCAAAGAAACTCTAAAAATTATAATAATTTTATTCAGAATAGAGTTAAAAACAATAATCCAACAAGAGATTTTTTAATGAATGATCAAAAGAATACACAAGAATTAAATGAAGTATTAAATAGAGGAAATCCTTGGCCAAAATATAATGATAACAAGTCACCAGTTCTTAGTTCAACAATGGAAGATGTTAGCAAAGATAATTATGCTAAAAGATATGTCACATCAGTTGTAATAGATAGTAGAGATAGAAATCAAAATACTAATATTTTACCGAATAATTATACTATTTCAATGCCCAAAGAGTTTGAAAATATTGAAAAGATAGAGTTAAAGGATATTAATTTAAATAATACAATTCCTCCTATTAATAATAGTAATAATTCATTTACATGGAGTTATCCTAAACAAGGCGACACAATTGAATGTATTAATGCAGATCCATTTTTTCGAAATAAATTTGTTAGAGGACAGATGCCTGAATATTTATTTTCAAGAAGTAATACATTCATAAGTGAAGAAGATCAAATTAATACAGTTTTTATGCCTAATGGTTTTTATTCTGTTGATAGTTTAAAAGAAAAATTAATTGATAAATTAAATCAAACTAATTTTTCATTTGGTGATCCAGGTGTAGCAACAGATGTTCATGATTACATTGACCCTGATAGTTATGATATTGATAGTATGAATTATAAAAAATTAATGAAATTTCAATATGTAAATAAAAGTGGTGTTGAAACTAAAACTGAAAATGAGTATTCTGTATGTAATTATGATAAAACTGACCACTCAGATGAAAATCCAATTATTAGTATATTACCGCCATCTGGGATAGCTATACCATGTAAAACTAATTGTAATCTTAAATCCGATGAAGAAATTGAATGTAAATTTAATTTTGTTATTATTGAACTAAATAAAGATATAACAAAAGACTGTAAATACACATGTGAAGATCCAAAATGTAGTAATTGTTCTGCCAAATATTATGATTTAACAAATGAGTATGATTTTAGCGAAGATAACGATAATGACTATATAATTTCACCGTCTGACTCGTCATTATTTGAAGATACAAATGGTGAAATATTGGCAAATAAAAAAAAAATTAAATTTTATAGTGAGGCTCAATTTGTATATAAAAAAAGTATTATTAATTTTGGTAAAAATATATATAATCCATGTTCATATTTAGATTTTAATTATTATATTCCATATGTTTATGATGATAGATTTGGAATTTATTACGAAGGAATTCATCCAATAAGAGAAATTTTTGATTCAAACATTGATGATTATTCAAATAATGGTATGGTAATGCCAATTCAAAAAAAAAATAATTTAGTAAAATTCTCAATGGACGTTAATACAAATACACATAGGTGTAAAATGATTCAAAGATTAGAGGAAATAGATATTATGGCAGTACAAGTTATAACTGATTATAAAAATGATCCATTTTTTAAATATATACAATACATGGAGAAAAATACTAATCCACTAAATGAGAATTTAAAATATCAAGATAATACAACTGTTATTAATTATGGACCTAATATTGATTTATCAGTTTATAAATCTTTATACAATTATAAAAGTAATTTGGATTTAAATTATAATATTTATAATTCTGTTTTTAATTATTTTAATTATTATAGATATGGTAATGTTAATATACAATATAAAGTTCAAGATAGCGATGATGCAACACACTATGTATATTCTCAAAATTTTTGGGGAATGACAGGTAGAAAATATAAAGATATAGAAATAACAGATAGTAATACTTCTAAATGTTTCAGACCTCCTATTGGTAGTGAACCAAGAATACCAAATCCATATGATTATATCGATGATAGATGTATATATATAACTATAAAATTAGATCATTTTTTACCATTATTATTTGGTAGAGGATATTTTTCAGGAAAGAATAATTTAGGTATTCATATTTTTATTAAAGGTGAAGACAATATAATGTCTCAATTATCAAAAATTACTACAACAGATACAAGACTATCACACTTCAGTTGGTTTCCAATTATTTTCACTGACTTACCAGAAATAGATGGATTGGATAATACTTTAAATTACGAATCTTTTTTTCATATATCTCATATACAATCACCTGAAAAGATTAGAGAAATGGCTGACGAGATACCTGTTTATGCGCCATGTCATATTTTAAAAATTCCGAAAGTAAAATGCCAAAATAGCGATAATTGTTGTGATAATAATTCAGATAATCATAATTTAATATCATATACTGTTGAACCAGAACCAGAAACAGAAACAGAAACAGAAACAGAAACAGAAACAGAAACAGAACAAGTTAATAGTACATTATCAGTTACAATCACAATTACATTACCAGCTATACCCTATGTAGAAAATACAAATACAAAAACAAATAAAACATATAATAAATTATCCTCTGAATCAATATATAATTATGTTAAATTTAGTATAAATGGAGAAATATTAGATAGAAGTAATACATCATATCCATATCCAACAAATAAATTAAAAATTACTGATAATGTAATTAGTTTTGATTACAAAATACAAAATTTTGAGGAAAATATATTATTTGTATTTGATATTCAAAATTTATATTATAAAACAGCAACAGCAACAGCAACAGCAAGTAAAAATATTTATAATAAATTATCAATAAATAATTTTAATAATACTGTAAAAATAAATAGTAATGGTGGTAATACATGTGATAGAAAATTTGATGAATATGAATACTATTATAGATTTAGATTGTATGCAAAATCTGTTAAAAATAATAAGAAAATGTCTCACAAACATTCTAAATCAAGAAATATTATTGTATCAGATACTTTATTTAATATGATTAATACTGATAATAATTATTTTAAAGGTGATGCATTTAAAATTGAGAGAATAAATACTGGTAAAATACCCAAGTTAGGAAGAGCAAATATATTTAAAATACATAATTCAACAGATAATACAAATCAAAATTTAACAGAGGGACAGCGGGTAGTTAATAATTCAAATTGTATTACTACAAATATTATGAAACTATTTGGTTGGCCTGAAATGAATAAAGGTGTAATTGTATCTAATTCATGTGGTTATAAATATGTACATGATAATAAATATTATTATATTGAAAATATAAATAATGTAATTACATCTTTAAGTTTAAATACAATTAATTCAATAAATAATATAGAAAATTATCTACCATTTAAGTTGTTAAATATAAAATTAGAAAATGATAAGTATGTATTTAAAACAGAACAATATGTATATCTTAAAATATTAATTGATAGTAAACCAGATGATACATTAGCAAATAATGTTGTAAAGGTAATTAACAATAATATCAATAATGATAATATACATTATAATTATTCAGCAAAAGAATACTCATCTAATAGCATATATTTAAAAAATGATAATAATAATTTATTTGCAAAAATAAATTTAAATTCTAATTTATATGATACAAAATGTGATGTTGTATCTTCACCAAAATTATATTATGATAAACCACTTAATAATTTAAATCGTATTACTGTACAATTAATAGATTATTTAGGTAGATTAATTGAAATAAATAATGAACACAACTTTGTATTAGAAATAACAGAGGTTAAAAATATATTGAAAGATACTTTATTAGATACAAATACGAATGAAGTAATTACAACTGGTTATAAAAGATAATTTAATAATTAAAATAGTAAAAATAAAATGTTTAAATATTATATATGGATTATCAATTGAATATATTGAGTCAAACTAGAAATGGTAGAGTTGTTGGATTAGATAAAGCTTATCCTTCTATACCAATGTTTACAGATAACAATAATAACAATAACAAATTTAAAGATGGTGCTTTAAAAGGAATACAAGAAGATTCTGTTTTAAGCCAAATATATTTTTCAAAGTCAAATATGAATATATTACAAGATATGTTAAGATTTTATGTATTTAAAAATTCAAATGGAAAACATGTTATAGGTAACCAATCTGAAATTGATTTAGAAATAATTATGAGATCAATGTATTTACAACACTCATTGAATTTAGATTGTAAAATTAAAGACCAAATAAAAAAATTAAATGACATGGTTATTGGTTGGGCTGGCCCAAAAGTATTAAATGAAGTTGATCAATATCTTGGTTATATAAAAAATGTGGAACATATGCCTATGCCAATGGAAAGACCTAAAAATTTATCTATCACGGGAACTAAAACATTGAAATCAGTTACAACAACATTTTAAATTATAATATAAAAATTATTAATAAAAATAAATTGTGTTTATTTTTATTCATATTCATAGTAAAATAAAATATATATTTATTATATAATGAGTTTTTGGACAACAATGTTTGCTATTATTGGCTGTGTATTTGTAATTGCAGTTGTTTATTATATAATAAGAAAGGTATGGTCAGGCGATGAATCTAGTAAAAAATCAATAGATTTTCCGAGTGATAATTACATGAAAACAATAGGTGGATTTTGCCCTGATTATTGGACAGTAGGTAAAAGAACAAAAAATAAACACGTATGTGTAAATAAATTTAACATTCCTATTCACAAGGGTACCGGAACAGAAGAATGTTTAGATAGTAGTAGTAAAAATACAATTACATTTAATACCATTAAGAAATGGCCACCAAAAAAGAAAAACATTAGAAATATGTGTTCATGGATTGATAATTGTGGACCTAGATCTAATGTAAGAGCATCTTGGATTGGAATGGATAGAGCCTGTTCTAAAAATGAAATGTAACTATTTTTATTTTATTTTTTTGTATTAATTTGATTAAATACTTTTTACATCATTGGCATTTGCTTTATTTATTTTTTTATATTCTTTAAGAAATTCATCTAAATCTGCAATCCATAACTGTTTAGGTGTCTTTTTTAACAAAATATTATATTCATTTTCTTTATTATCTCTTTGTTTATTTAATTCTGTTACCTTCTTTTTTGCAAGTGATCTAATTGGCATACCAATAAGATAATTATAAGATGGTAAATCATCATTGGTTGATATTTTTGGTAAATCTATATCTTCAAGAATCTTTTCAATTTCTTCATCATCTTTATTAATAATATCTAGTTCTTTATTAATAAATCCTTCTATAAATTTAACCTTTGCATTTAAAATCTTTAAATCTGATTTCAAATGTTTTAACTGATATTCTTTCCTCTTAATATAGAATTCTAATCTTAATTTATAAAATTCTACTATTATTTCATCTATTGTATTATATTTTTTAATACACCCCTTATTAGTATATAAATGCATATTTGTCATACTTGTATTTTTAGAATCAATTAGATTTAATCTTTTTTCTAATTCACTATTTTGTTGTATTTTTTTAAGTTTATCCATTTTAAATTTAACAGTAAAGTTAATTTTGGATTCGGTACTATTACTTTTAAATGATAATAAACATTGATTCTTTTTCTTTTTTGAATCTGTACTTTTATCAATTATGAGTGATTCCAAATATTCTTTATATTTATCTGTCCATGAACCAATTGGAAGTTCTGTAATTTTATAAGTATCTCCACTAATTTTACTAATATTTCCTATGTTATAACATTTTTCTTCATCTTCAACAATTGTTCCAGTAAAATCTTTATACCATGGTAACATTTTATTAAGTGGTTTATTTTTAATTAAATTCTTGATATTTTTAACTATATCTAATGGGTCGTGGTTTGGAACAAATGTACTAAACCCAGTTCCGATACCTCTTGATCCATTTACTAGAATCATTGGTATAATTGGCATATAAAATTCTGGTTCAACCATTGTTCCATCATCGTCTAAATATTTATACAATGGATAATCTTCTGGTCTATATATGAGTTGAGTAAGTTTAGACATATATGTCCAAATATAACGAGGTGAAGCTGAATCTGAACCACCCTGTAATCTTGTACCAAATTGACCATCTGGTACTAGTAGATTAATATTATTTGTACCGATGAAATCTTGTGCCATAGAAACAATACAATCATTTAAACTATTTTCACCGTGATGATAACAACTCTTTTCACTAACATATCCTGCTAATTGTGAAACTTTAATCCCTTTTTTTAAATTTCTTTTTATTACACTAAACAATACCTTTCTTTGAGATGGTTTTAATCCATCACACATTGATGGTATAGATCTTTCTGTATCATAATTAGAGAAGTGTATTAAATCTTTATTAATAAAATCATCAAATGTTACTTTTGTTTCTTTTTGATCAATTATAACTTGCTTATTATATCCTTTTAACCATTCCTTTCTATTATCTGCTAATTCTTTATCAAAAGCTAATTTCATAGCATTTTCCGTATTATTAGACCATGTATAATCAATAAGATTCAAGTTTGTGAAATATTCTTTCGCTTCTTTTGCTGTACTCGTACCTAATCCTTTATAATATTTAATATCCCATAATTTTATATTATCAATTGTCTTCTTCCAATTCTCATAATCTGTTAATGTATAGAATGGTATTACCATCTTTTTCTTTTTAACTTTAACAATTGGTGTTGACATTGATCTCAAAAATCCATCTATTTTTGCTAATTTAGGCCAGAACGTATGTATCCAATTAAAAACCAATCCTTTAATATGTGATCCATCTACATCCTGATCTGTTAATACTAGTATATGCCCATATCGAAGTTTTTCTGTATTTTCATAATCTTCATCATATTTCAAACCCATGATTTTAGATAAATTTACAATTTCTGCATTATTAGCTATTTTATCAGAGCTTGCTTGTCTTGTATTTAATAGTTTACCCTTTAATGGAAAAACACCATATTTATCTCTACCAATTACTGATAGTCCAGCAACTGCAAATGCTTTTGCAGAATCTCCTTCTGTTAATATGATTGTACATTGTGATGATTTTTTCGTTCCTGCCCAATTAGCATCATCTAATTTTGGGATTCCTCTAAGTGTTGATTTCTTTTTGCTATCTATCTTACTAAGCATACCTTCATTTTTAAATTCAGCTAATTTCATTGCTCGTTCTAATACACCTGATTTTGCTAATTTTTCTATAAATTTATCACTTACATCAAACTTTGATCCAAATTTACTTGAATTTGTTGTTAAATATTCTTTTGTTTGACTGCTAAATGATGGATTTACAATAGTAGATCTTATAAATAACCATAGATTATCTTGAATTACTGATTGTTTTAACTTCATCTTTTTTCTTTTGAAACCTTTCGTTGATGCATAATGTTGTAATTTTCTTGTAATATGTTTTGATACATATTCAACATGTTTACCACCATTAAATGTACAAATACCATTTACAAATGAAACTTGGTCAAATTTGTCATCTAAACTAGGGCACGCAACTATATCCCAATATTCATTAATATCTTCATATATTCTTGTTGTTTCTTTTTTATTACCAATATATAGATCAACATATTTGTCAAATTGTTTAAATTCAATCTTTTTATTATTTAAATATATTGATACTGTTTTATCTGTACAAGCAGTCATATCATAAACTCTTTTTTTCATTAGTGATACAATATCCTTGTCTAATGTTTTCATTCCAAATTTGTTTAAATCAGGGTAGAATGTTATTTTTGTATATGGTTTTGTACCTGCTTTTATCTTTGTTATATTAGGATCTGATTTCTTTGACATATTATCTTCAAATTTCTGAACATATTTTAATTTTCTTTTTTTATCTATTGTTTCAACAATAAATTTTGTTGAAAATATGTTTGTTAACTTTGCACCATAACCATTCTTACCACCTGTTATCTTTTTTTCATTTTTATCGTAATTTGCAGATGTAAGTAGATTTCCAAAAATCATCTCTGGTACAAAAATTTTATGCTCCTTGTGTTTTGCAATATCAATACCTGCGCCATTATTATATATAGATATGCAATTTTTTTCTGGATCTATGTTCACTTTAATTATTGTCACTCTCTCAGATGCAAGTAATGTCTTTGTTCTTACACAATGATCTAAGCTATTTACACATATTTCATCAAAAATTTTATATAAACCCGGTACTATATTAATATCTTTACGAATAAATGAATTATTGTTATCATCAAATACCCACATGTTAAATGGTGCAATTTCGATTGACCCAATATAACTATCTGGTAGTTCCTTGATATGTTCTATTTGTGACATTTTTTTATAAGTTTGTTCAACTGATTTTTTAACCATAGAATATAATTACTATATAACTTATATTTAAGTAATAATAATTATTTCAATTTTTTGAAATATTTATATAAAATATTATATAAATAAATATAATAATTATTATTATTATTATTATTATTATTATTTACCACCTCTTGATGATCCACGTGATTGTCTTCTTGGTCCGCGTGATTGTCTTCTTGGTCCGCGCGATTGTCTTCTTGGTCCGCGCGATTGTCTTCTTGGTCCGCGCGATTGTCTTCTTGGTCCGCGCGATTGTCTTCTTGGTCTACTCATAGCTCTTTCTCTTCTTCTATTTAATACTCTTGTTGTATTTGGTCTACCACCTCCCATTTGTGTATTATTTCTTGGTTTAATTACAATTGGTTTTGGTTTATTTGGTTTAATTAAATTTTGAATTTCATGTTTTTTAATGAGTCTTCTATTTTTTCTTTTTAATCTTCTAATTTTTCTTCTTAATTTATTTTTTTTTTTGTATTTATCTAGATGATAATTATAGTTATTATTTATGTATGTATTATTATCATCATCATCATCATATGAATCATCATATGAATCATACTTAGGCCAAAACCATCTTTTATACCATGGGTATGAATCATTATGATAATCATTATAATAATCATATCTATAATTTGGCCAGAACCATCTTTTATACCATGGGTATGGATCTGTATCATATTCACCTACATACATTGGTCCAT